GAAGTGCATCGGCTCCGACAGCGGCACCAACAGATGGCACGTACTGGTTTGACCTTGCATCAACTAGTTTCGGAATATTTGAATGGTCACAGACGGATCAAAAATTCACAGCAAAAACACCAACGTTGATAACTTCAGTTTCTGACCTGGTAGGAAACGCATCAACAGGTGCACCAAAAACTTCATTGGGTGCAATAGGTGACTATGCTGTAAACACAACACACGTAACAAACAAAATTTACTTTAAGAACTACGACAATGACTGGGTGAATCTTGGCACAAACGCTTGGCACAACTCACATGCAATATTCGAAGTTACTTCAGGTACAACTGTAACCAACTCTGCAACTATGCAATTAAATGGTGTAACAGTGACAACTGGTGGTACTGCATTATCAGATGTTGCAACTGCTATCAACACATCAAGTGATGGTGGCGACGGAGCGGCATTGAATGGTATATCAGCGGCAGTTGATCCAGTTTCTGGAAACTTGAAGATCTTCCATAACGGTACAGACATTGGAGATTCTTCAGCAGGTAGCAACACAATCAGAATTGAAGAAGGTTCAGGATTAATGGGCGAACTAGGAATCACAGCAGGCACATACAAAGGTGCTACATTCTTACAAGCGGCTCACACATCAAGACCAACTTGGAAAACAGCAGAGGAGAACAGACCGACAGGATCAGTATGGTTTAAAACTACAAGTGCAAACTCAGGTGCAAACATTGTTTCAAAACTTTACAATGCATCATCTGGAGCATTCTCAACTGTAAGTTCACCTTTACACACTAATCATCATTCAGCAATCTACAACTTAGATCCATCAACAGGTGGAACTGGTTTATCAGTTGGTGCATTATACGCACAGTACAATGTGACTGAAGCAGATAATTCAGCACCAAACGAAGGAAATGCACTAGGTAACTTGCAATTATTCAGATACGAAGGCGGAGTGACAACAATTAGATCTAAAACCACTTCACCAAGTTTCACAGCAAACGAAACATTCACAGTAAGAGAATCTCTAAAAAATCAAGAAGCATTAGATACTGCTAAAACAGTAACAATGATTTCGGGAGATGGTTCTACTCTAGGTGATGCTGAAGACTTTGTTACAGCGTTTACTAACGCAGGCTTCACTAACTTGACAGCAAAAGTTGTTGCCTCAGGTGAATTCAAAGGTGCTATAGAAATCACACACAACTTAGGTGGTGAGTTCAGAATGAACAACACATCAGGAAATCCACTTGATGATGCAGGTTTTGGAACAAGTAACGCACACGCTTACGGAACATTCACTGCAAACAGCACAACATTGGTTGACAACTTATATATTACACCAACAGGTGACTCGGGAGACTCAACTGTGGGTAACGAAGTAATGGCAAGTAACTGGAAAAGATTAAGTTACACAGCGTCTGTCAGTTCGCCAACTAATGAGCCATCAGATGGAACATTATGGTACAACACTTCAATCGATGAAGCAGACATTATGGCACACAATGGTACCACTTTCGTTGGATACAGAACAGCGTATGCAACAACTGACCCAGAAGGGCCACAGTTCAGTGCAACAGCACCAACTACACAGTCTGATGGTACACCACTTGTGACAAACGACTTATGGATTGATACAAGCGACCTTGAAAATTATCCAAAAATTTACAAGTACAATACAGCGGCTACTTTAAGTTCTACAAACACTTCTAACAGTGTTGCAGTAACTACATCAGGTGCGGCTTGGGAATTGGTTGACAAAACAGACCAAACAACAGAAGACGGTATTGTATTTGCAGATGCTAGATACCACACAACAGCAGAGAAAGGCGCTGACGGAAACACAGGGGCCGGCACAGCAAGTTCAATCAAAGACTTGTTAACAGATGGTTTCCTAGATCCAGATGCTCCTAATCCAGCACTATTCCCACAGGGCATATTGTTGTGGAACACTAGACGTTCTGGTTACAATGTTAAAGAATACAAAAACAGTTACATAACAACTGCAAAATATCCAGGTTCTGGATCAGCAGGACTAGGTAACATCAGAGCAAGTAATGAGTCAGTAGCAGGTTACTACCCAGACAGATGGGTAACTAAATCGGCAAACAACGCAGATGGTTCTGGAACTTTCGGTAGAAAAGCACAGAGACAAGTTGTTGTGCAACAACTAAAATCTGAGATAGACACAAACCAAGCAATCAGAGAAGACCAAAGAGGTTTCAACATACTTGCTTGTCCTGGATATCCAGAAGTAATCGCAAACTTATTAAACTTGAACACTGATAGAAACAACACAGCATTTGTTGTAGGTGACACTCCGTTAAGATTGGAAGGCACTGCAACATCAATCACTAACTATGCTAATAACACAGCCGGAGCATTAGACAACGGCGAAGACGGATTAGTAAGTTCAAGTGAATACTTGGGTATGTTTTATCCTTCAGGATTAACAACTGACAATACTGGTGCTAACATTGTTGTACCACCATCGCATATGATGTTAAGAGTATTGGCAAACAACGACAACATCGCTTTCCCTTGGTTCGCACCATCAGGAACACGAAGAGGGGTCGTTGACAATGCAACAGCAGTTGGATACATCGACGCAAGTACAGGTGAATTCGAAACAATATCTGTAACAGAGTCGGTGAGAGATTCAATGCACGGAGTTAAGATAAATCCAATTACTTTCTTCTCAGGAGCAGGAATTGTAAACTTTGGTAACTTAACTAAAACATCCAGCAGTTCAGCATTAGACAGAATAAACGTTGCAAGATTGGCAGTATATCTAAGAACACAGTTAGACGCAATCGGAAAACCGTTTATCTTTGAACCAAATGATGAACTTACAAGAAATGAAATCAAAGCGGCAGTAGAATCATTCTTGTTAGAACTTGTTGGACAAAGAGCATTGTTTGACTTCCTAGTAGTATGTGACGATACAAACAACACACCTACTAGAATAGACAGAAATGAATTGTATGTAGATATAGCGATTGAGCCTGTGAAATCAGTTGAATTCATCTTCATACCGTTGAGAATCAAAAACACAGGAGAAATAGCAAAATTAGGACAATAATTTTGGATAAATAGGAGAAACAGATGGCAATATCAACTTTATCAAAATTTACAGTACCTTTAGCAAACGATCAAAGTTCAGCATCACAAGGCTTATTGATGCCAAAACTTCAGTATCGTTTTAGAGCGATCCTGGAAAATTTTGGAGTATCAACACCACGTTCAGAACTTACAAAACAAGTGATGGACATAACAAGACCAAATTTAACTTTTGACAAAGTAACACTAGATGTGTACAACTCAAAAGTATACGTTGCAGGTAAGCACACTTGGGAAACAATCACGATCACATTGAGAGATGACGTGAACAATTCAGTATCTAAACTGGTTGGTGAACAAATCCAGAAACAGTTTGATTTCTTCGAACAGTCAAGTGCGGCATCTGGTATCGATTACAAATTCACAGCAAGAATTGAAATGCTAGATGGTGGTAACGGATCAAGTGCACCAAATGTCTTAGAGACTTGGGAACTTTACGGCGCATACGTTGAGAACGTGAACTACAACACATTGGCGTACAACACATCTGAACCAGCAACAATCACATTGTCGGTACAATACGACAACGCAGTACAGACACCACAAGGTACAGGAATCGGAACAGCAGTGGCTAGAACGATCGGTACATTATCAACTGGTGGTGGACAGTAATTAAAAAATTAAATTAGCAATTATAAAACAGGAAAAGCGTCTTTAAAGGCGCTTTTTTTGTGACTATAAATAACACTATGCCAAAGATTAATGATTTTCTAGAAGGTTTTCAAAATGGTTTGCCCGGATTAAAAGACTATCAACACGCCGCTAGATTATACATAGACGACAATTACAAACTGATGCCGAAACAGAAGTTTCTGTATCACGTCAATTTTGTTACGAACGACGTAGACGACGCCATTTCCGGCAGACTAACGACAGCGGAAAAAATACAGTTGAATATGTTGGTGAAAGCGTGTGACCTGCCAAGGTACAACATGAACTTGGAAGAAAAGACACAATACAACAAAAAATTATACACAGCAACACGTATCAGTTACGACCCTGTGAACATTACATTCCATGATGACCAGGCAGACACAGTCAATGCATTCTGGAAAAAATACTACGAGTACAACATAGCAGACCCAGTGAACCTAAACTCCAATCTGGCGATATCAGATACCAAAGACGATTACTACGATGGATTCAACAAAAGGCGAACCAACAAGTTTGGTCTCGATACACCCAAGCAAAGGCGATTGCCTTACCTTAAACAGATAGATATTTTTGTGCTACACAAAAAACGTTTCACTTCAATGTCTTTGATCAATCCGGTCATAGGATCATTCAACCATGACAATGTAGATCAGGCCAACGGCACAGGTATAATGGAGAACACAATGCAGATACTGTATGAAACGGTACTGTACGGTGCAGGCACAATCAATAAAAATGACATGCCTGGCTTTGCCACTATAAACTATGACCTATCACCATCACCATTGACAGTGTTGGGTGGTGGCACCAACAGCATATTCGGTCCAGGAGGTGTTGTGGACGGCATAGGATCTGTGATAAGAAACGTGCAATCAGGAAACATACTTGGAGCCATACTGGCAGGATCAAACACATATAGGAACGCAAAAAAAATTAAGAAGAAAGATGCAAAGGAAGAATTGAAAGGCATAGCAAAAAGAGGAGTGCTGGAAGTTGGCAAACAGGCGGGGACAATATCCAATCCAGTGGCTAACTTTGCAGTAGGCACAGCCGCAGTGCTGGCCGCAGGTGCAGTCACAGTAGCATCAGCGAAGGGACTGGCCGACAACAAAAATAAGCAGAACAACATAATAATCAACAATCCAAACCCAGACACTGCAGAATTCCTCACAGCAGACGAGGCATATAAATTGGTTTCAACAAACTCTACTATCCAGGACGAGATTGCCGCTGGAATATATTACAAAGATATAGGTTCGAGAACAGGACTGACAGTTGCAGAAAGTGACATAGAGTACACGTCGGCGATAGCATCAACCAAAAGTGTTTACAGATCCAAGGCAATTACAAACATTAGAAAACTGGTCACTGAAGGATATATAAGAATTACAAGAGGCACACAAGATGTTTCGATAGTTACTGAGAAGGCGAACTTATAATGGCTGAATTTTATACAAACCTACCACCAAAAGACAAAGACGAATTTGAAAAGACAGTAGACAAACTGAAGACTGGCAACTATCAAGATGAGTACCAGTTTAACGCAGGAGAGTATGATTCAACCATTGCATATTTTGTTAAGAGAGGATACTCTAGAATGGCCGCTGAGGCGACAGCATATGCAATATTATCTCAGGCCAAAATTGATGACATCAAACCACAAGAAATTTTAGACATACTTGATAGTAGTGACCCAATAAAACTAACGGAACTGATAACAATAATATTAAATGCAAACAGGTACAAGTCTAGCAAGTTGGGTGTAAGACAAAACAGAACAACGAAGGACACTGTATCTAGAAACATTATAGACTAATGCTACCTAGATTCGCAAAGGGCAAATTCACACCAAAGAATGCTGAGAAATATGTTGGATTGAAAACTCCAACTTACAGGTCCAGTTGG